AGTTAGTACTACTGATAAAGTTTATGGAGATGATAATGTAGGCTATATACTAGAAAATGCAAGTGGTAATACGCCAAGATTTCAATTTGGTGCGAATAATGGAGATCATATTAAATATACAAGTGGTGTTTTGACAATAACAGGTGATATTGAAGCAGGGTCTACTGTTACTATAGGTGAAAATACAGATTCACCATCTACCGGACAGTTTAATATGTTGGATAATGCTGATAATAGAGGTTTTAGGCTTAGAATTCCGCTAGGTCAGACGAATATGGATATTGAATCTCGGCCTTTGATTATAACTGTTGGTGGCGCAGGATCTAATGTAACTGTAGATAATACTACTTGGTCACGACCTGAGAATTTTGTTGCACCGGGTGTCCAGTACACATATTTAGGGGATATACGGGATAGTGATGGTTTTAGGGATTTTGGATCAGGGTGGAAAGCATTAGTGTTACAAGCTACTGCTACAGATGGTGGTACTACAGTATATGATGGTACTTTAGTGCTTAGAGCGCATTCGACTACAACTAATCAATATGTATTCTCATTTCCTCAAACTAACGGAAGTGATGGAGAACAATTAACTGATGACGGCACAGGACAAACGTCTTGGGCAGCAGCTTCTTCTTCTTTGAGATATAAAGAAAATATCAGACCTTTGGAGATTGACTCATCTAAAATTTATAATCTTGATCCAAAGAGTTTTAACCTTATAGAAGGGCATGTAAGTACGTTAGGAAATGCCAAATTTGGATATATTGCTGAGGAAGTTGACAAAATCTTACCAGAAGTGGTAAGATATGATAAGGAAGATAGACCGGATGCTTTAAACTATCAATTATTAACTGTATTTTTAATAGAAGAAATTAAAAAATTAAAGACTAGAATAGAGACTTTAGAAGCAATGTAAGGAAATGAGGGCCAAAAAGAAGATTGTTCGATTGAGACATCAACATCCATTGATGTCGAATGCGGAGATCGGTAGAAAAATAGGAGTTTCTAGAGTATATGTCTTTCATGTATTAAAGAAAAATGATCTGGTAACTAATGTTCCCCATCAATTAAATATAAAACATTGCGAAATTTGTGGTAATGTTATGAATAGTAGGAAAGCTAGTCTTACTTGTTCACAACATTGCCGCTTTTTGTATAATAGAATTAAAGTTGAATGTTCATATTGTACAGTTGAGTTCTATTTAAGGCGTAGTGAAGTCGCTCAGAGATATAAACGAGGGTATAAAAATATCTATTGTTCTCGTTTGTGTTATAATCGAGGTAGGCGTGATGTTTAAATTTGACAGCTATGAATTTATGTGGTACACTTAGTCTAAATCGCCGCATTGGGGCAATAAAAAAGGAGGTAATCTTTAATGAAACGACTTTTTGTTATCTCTGCTGTCATTACAGTAGCACATTTTGCAGAAGATATGGCTTTAGTACTTATCGGCAGATATACGGAAGTCAATATATTATTTGTTCTTTCAGGAGTATTAATATCAGGTTTATTGTTAGGCGCAATTAGTAGACATCCAAAGGTAAGAAAATTTTTAGGGTAGGTAAAGAGGAGGAAAAATTTATGTCAGTAGTTAAAGCAACATTAGAAAGTATAACAGAGTATTTATATGATGTTTTAGAATGTCAAGAAGCACAAACCAAGGCTATTATCAATAAGTTTCTAGAAGATATTAAACTATTTGATAAGAAACAGCATGATTATGGCCCACATAATATAAGTAAGTTTGGTACTACTGGTGTTTTAGTACGCAGTAGTGATAAACTTGAAAGGCTAATCAACCTCTACAAAAGGAACGAGAAACCTGAAGTAGCTGAACCTATTACAGAAACTTGGCAAGACCTTTCAGTATATGGAGCAATTGCTAGAGTTTGTGAGGACGGCGAATGGTCAAGTTAGATGGAAATTAACGATGATTTAATTACACAGTGGGAACCTAAAATTAACAGATTATTAGCCAATACTTTTGTAACTGGAATGGATAAGGATGATATTGCACAAGAATTGCGTATAGCTATTATTAAAGCAGCTAAAGGATTTGATGAAGACCGTGGCGTGATCTTTCATACGTATTTACATACATCTATGGTTAATACAATACGAACCTTAATTTCTAGAGGTCGTAGAGAGCCAATAGATTTAAGTCTAGAAACCACTGTTACTGATGATGGACAGATTCCATCGTCTATACTAAAAGCATTAGAAGATCCAGTAAATACTTTTGAAGAGGTAGAATTCGAGGATTTATTATCGGGATTTGATTTAACTTCTATAGAACGAAAGTTTATTTTATTACGTCTTGAAGGTTTAACTATGGATGAAATTTCAGAAGATTTACAAACATCTTCATATAAATTACGTTCTACTCTTAGAGAGAAGTTAGGAGAAGTATTTGAGCAGTAGATTTTTCAGGGGTAGAAGAACAAGAAGAAGTGGAGAACTTTTAAGACAAGCTAATCTTAATTTGACAAAGAACGAAGAAAAGTATACACTTGTACATATTCAAGATGATACGTCAACAGTAACGAATTTAGGAGTGTATACATCGTTTAAGGAAGCACAGGAAGTCTTACAGAAAAGCGTAGTAGAAGCAGGTGTATTACACATATTTACAGAGACTAGTAGAGTTTTATATTCTGAGAGAAGGGAGGGATAGATGCAAAGTAGTGATTTTATAGAATCTGGAATTGTTTTTAACTTAAATACACGAGCATCTCTAGGAAAGTTTAAGTATTATAGGTCTGATTTTCAAAAACATGGAGATGCTTATAAGTTTATAGTAGATTATTTCGATACTTATGGGGAGTTTCCATCTGTAGAAACAGTATGTGAGAACTATCCAACACTTGATCCATCAGCACAAAGTCTTAATTTAGATTATGCATTAGATGCATTTCAAAAACAGGTCTTATTTAGGCAGATAGTAGGGACATTTCAGTCAAATAAAGAATTAATTAGTACAGAACCTAAACAAGCACTATCTAAAATAATGGCTGCTTTGGGAGATGTTGAATTAGTCTATGATGATGATGTGGTTGAGTATAGTACAAAGGCTGATAAGCGATTAGATTCATGGAAAGAGCGTAAAAAGCGACGTAAATTTGGTGGGGGATTACTTGGAGTACCTACATCATTCCCATCTCTTAACTCTACAGGTGTTGGATGGATGCCCGGAGAGCTTATTTCGCTATATGCAAGACCTACAGTAGGTAAAACATGGTTATGTGTTCATGCAGCTGCTACAGCAGTGTTGAATGGCTTCAGAACCTTGTTAGTTTCTACAGAAATGCCTGTAGAAGCCATTAGTTTAAGAACAGATGTAGTCTTAGCTAATATGATGGGATACGATTTATCACATAGAGCTTTGAGAAACGGTGATGAAATGGATGAAGAGGAGTATAAAGTCTTTCTTCAAGCTGTAGAAGAACAACAATTACTAGTTTGTGACCATATAGAGGGTGCGTCTAGCATAACAATTGATAGTATTGCTAGTCTTATTAGAAAACATTCACCTGATTTCGTGGTTTTAGATGGTATTTATCTTGTAAGTACTGGAATTAACATGAAAAAAGCTATGTGGGAACAGTCTCATGCAGTATTTTACGGTATGAAGAACCTGTGTTTGTCCACAAATACGCCTATTTTCGTATCTACTCAGGCTACTAGAGATGCTGCTGCTAATATGTATGCTCCTCCTAGACCTGATCAGGTAGCTTTTGGAGATGCATTGATTAGAGCGTCTGATGTAGCGATGGCAATGGCGATGGTAGAAGGGGAGGATCAAAAAAGATTAGTCCAATATCAGAAATATAGAGATGGTCAGTTACATTTAGATGCTACTATGTTAACATGGGATGTAAATAAGGGAAATATTAAAGAAATTCCTTATGAAGATCAAAAATTTTAAAGGAGGTGAGTGAATATGTTTAATTGGCTGTTTAAGAAGACGGCAGAGAAGGCGAATAGTACAGTTGTAAAAACTCTTACGAGTAAAGGTTCAACTAAAACGGCTGTTCCTATTACGATTGGAGATATAAAGAGCGGAATTGCCATAGATGCATATGGTTATAAGAATGAAGTCGTTCTATTTCTTCGTAAAAACAAAAAGGATAGGTAGAAATGGATTGGACACAACTATTACTTGAGGCAGGGTTTGATGTACCATTAGAAAACCCTCAATTTATAATAAAATGTCCCTTTCACGATGATGTTCATGCCTCATGCTCCATAAATGTCGATAAAGGCATGTGGATTTGTTTTAGAGGGTGTGGACAAGGGAGTTTAAGGTCATTTATACAGAAGTTTTTTGGGTTTGATAACCTTGCTTTAAGTAAATACCTAAATGACCGTGAATTTTCCTTTGATATAAATATGTTTGATGAGGAATTGTCACTGGAAACAGGAGATTTACCTGAAGTAGAGTTTCCTTTTACAAATGGGTATGTCCCAGAGTGGATTTTCGCTAGGGGCTTTACTAAGAAAGCCTTAAAACGGTGGGATTGTGGTGTAGATAGTGATAATAACCTAATTATACCTATTAAAGACAGAGAATCTAGGTTAGTGGGGTGGGTTACTCGTCAATATGATAGAGAACCCAAGTATTTATACTCAAAAGGACTGAAAAAATCTAAGGTCTTGTTCGGAGAATTCAATATTGAGCCTTGTTCGTTCATTTGTGTAACTGAAGGAACACTAGATGCTATCTGGTTGGATCAATATGGTTATAGTTCTGTAGCCATTCTAGGGGCAAATATGTCTACTAGTCAACAAGAGGCGGTTTTAAAGCTACCAACAGATGAATTGGTATTGTGTTTAGATAACGATGATGCAGGGAAGATAGGAACGGATAGAATCATGAGTTGCATTTCTAAACGATTTGTGGTAAGCTATATACAACTACCAAATGAGTATAAAGATGTACAAGACATTCGAGATGAAACAGTATTAAATAAAATAATTAACGAAAGAACTTTTTGGTAAGAAGAGAAGGAGGAAAAATGAGTGGTATAAATAGAATAGCAACAAAGAGAGAACAAATTAGGAATCCAGTATCAGATCGTCCAATAAATAAAGAGGTGTGGTTTAAGGATGGAGATCAAGCTTTTATATCACCTGTGGCAACAGGAGATGAGAATGATACTAAGCTTGATGAAATTTACATGTATACTTTTAGGAATTCTGAGTCTAGATGGACTAATCGTCTTATTGATGATTCAGTAGATAATAGTGATGTTCCTTCAAATATGCGACCTTCTCATAAGTTTGCTTTTTGGGCATACATTCATGAGATAGTTCATCCAGAGAAAAGGAATGATACATGGGAAGAAGTAGCCGGTCCCGGTGGTCGTAAAGTCTTTAAAGAGACTGTCGAAGATTTTCGTATCATAGCATTAACTTTTGGTAGGAGTGATTACATATGGAATCAGTTAGTTGATATCTACAATGATTGGGGTGGTTTGAATAAAGGAGTAATGAGAGTGAAACGCACTGGAACAGGTATGTATGACACTTCCTATACTCTAGCAGCAACTGCGAGAAATGTAGAGATACCAGATGAACGAATAGAGGAAATTGATAAGCTTCCACCTGTACGAGCATATTTTCTTGAAAGGTATGGAAATGCTCCATCGGTAAATGGAACTGGAGCAGTATCTCTAGATGATGAAGAGAAGTCTAGTGATAACTTATTCTAGACTTGATACAGATACTTACTTTTCACAGATATCTATTCTAGTAGGTGAACGTAGTACTTGCAGAAGACGTAAGGTGGGATGTGTACTAGTAGATACTAAGAACCATATTGTCGCTACTGGTTATAATGGAGTCCCATCGGGATTTACACATTGTCTAGATCAGCCCTGTGAAGGAGCTTCTGCTCCTTCTGGGGTTGACTTAGATAAGTGTCTAGCAGTACATGCTGAAGTTAATGCCTTTTTACAACTAACTTCCGAAGATAAGTTAACGGCATATTTACCAGCAACTCCATGTTTTTCTTGTGCTAAGATGATCTGTAATAGCAATGTTGTTAGGATAGTGGCTCAGGAGTGGTATCCCCACCCTACTGTTAAAGAGATGTTTAAAAAAGCTAATATAGAATTAGTTGTAAGGAATGAGGATAATGTTAGTTAATATAGAAAATTATGATACTGTTAAAAATAACTTAAAACTTTTCAATAGGTTAGTAGTTGATGTTGAAACAAATGGTTTAAATCCATTTACTAAAAATCAAATATGCGGTATTGGCTTAGGAACTCTAGAAGGAGACACTTACTACTTTCCGTTTTTACATCAACAGGGAGGAAATCTCTCACAAACATATAAGAACGATCTTATAGAGTTTCTTAATACTATTGATACATTAATTGGTTATAACATTAAATTTGATTTACACTTCTTAGCTAGAGAAGGGTTAATAATAAAAGATCAAGACTTAGTAGATGTTATTGTTATGGTTAGACTTACAGAACCATCTGAAGAAAATGATCTTTCTTTAACAAAAACTATAATTCGTAGCTACGGTACTGAAGCAGCACAATATGATCTAGAGACAAAGAAGTATCTAAAAACTAATAAATGGCATAAAGATTTTTCTGAAGCTCCAGTAGAAATACTAGGGCCATATTGTGAACAAGATGTAAAATGGACAGCTACGCTTTATCGAGATAGGTTAGAGCAAATACGTCATACTAAGCAGGAGCAAGTCTTTAAATTAGAATGCGAGTTAACTAAAGTTCTTTATAATATGGAACATAGAGGTATTTCTATTGATCTTAAATATGCTCATATGGCAGCTACAAAGATTAAAGAGAGACAGGAGCAGTTAACGCAGCAGATATTCGTTACAGTAGGAGACTTTAATATAAATAGTCCTCAACAAGTTAGCGAAGTGATGAATAATAATGGAATATTTTCACCTGTACAGACTCCGAAAGGGGCACAGTCGTGGAATGAAGCGGCTTTAGTACAAATTAATAATCCATTAGCTGGTCTTATTCGACAATATAGAGCATTAGGAAAGTTGTTTTCTACGTATCTAGAACCTTATTTAGAGAGTGCTGTACAACATACATCTTTTTGTAATTGGGGAACATTAACTGGACGGTTATCGTCTCGTGAACCCAATTTACAAAATATCCCTAGGAATCATTTTAAGTTGACAAATATGGATTTAGATGATGAAGAACGAGAAATCGTTAGGGGAAGGGTAAATGCTTTAATAGCTTCTAAAGGTGGATTAACTAACCTAGATTTGGATGATGAAGTTATAGATACATGGAGTTTTATTGGGGATGAATCCTTTGATGAAGAAAATGAGTCTCAAATAGCTATAAGAAGACTCTTTATTCCTAGGAAAGATTATGCTTTAATTGCTTTTGATTATTCACAAATGGAAGTACGAGTCTTTCTAAGCTATTTTCAGAATGATGAAATTAAACAATTACTGGCTAGATCAGATATAGATTTTCATGGTGAGGCTGCTAAACTAGCTTTTAATGTAGAAGCGAATGATAAGGAATTTAAGTTTTATAGACAAATGGCTAAAGCTATAACTTTTGGTACTATCTATGGTATTGGAAGTAATAAATTAGCTCTTCAATTAGGAACATCAGCAAAACAAGCCTTAGCTTATAAGCGTAAATACTTTGCAGGTTTAAAAGGTTCTAAAGAATTCTTTGATAGTGTAGTGCAAGCAGTTACAGTTCGTGGATGGATTAAGAATAGATATGGTAGAGTTTATAAAATTCCTACAAATTTAGGTTATAAAGGAGTAAATTATCTAGTTCAAGGAACTTCTGCCGATATTTTAAACGAAAGAATCATTGAAATCTATAAATATTTGCAGGATAAGAAAAGTAATATTCTTTTACAAGTTCATGATGAAATAATTTGTGAAATACACAAAGATGAATTAGAGACCATTCCTTATGAGATTAAAAAACTTATGGAAATTAATAGTTTAAACATTCCTTTATATGCTGACATGGAAGTATGTACTCCATCTTGGGCAACGAAACAAGAGTTCAGTGTTAGTTTGACAGAAAAGCCTAAAGATGATATCATGGACTATATAGATTGGTAAAGCTATAAAAGAAAAGGAGGAATATATGTCAAAAGTAAGTGTACATTTAGGATTTACGTTTAGGGTTGGTGATTTATCTACTAATCAATATGGACGTATGGATTTATCGGTAGATCAAATTGATACTGAGTTACCTATAGATAAGCAATTAGAAGAATCAAAACAAGCAGCAGAACAGGTATGGGAGTTTGTTAAAGGAAAAATTGATTCCCAGATTGATGAGGTGTTAGATGAGTCAGAATAACTTAGAAACTGCTAGAATGACTGTTTTAGAGGCTGTATTAGCTGAACGAGAACGACAAGATAGCTTATGGGGGGATCAATTCAAGCATTCTGATCCATGGTGGAACGTTATTGCTTCTGAAGAAAATGGAGAAGTGGCTAGAGCAGTTTATGAACAGAATGTTCCTCAAACTTATTTAGAAATTATTCAGGCTTGTGCAGTATATTTTGCATGGGCTGAGGCAATTTTAAGGAGGATTGAATGAAGAATTCTGCAGAAGAAGTTATTCAGGATTTGTTAAAAAGTACAAAGTTAAATTTTCATAGAGGGTCTGATGATTCATTTTTGTACAGTAGAATTCCTTTTGGTATACCTTCTTTAGATAAACTTACAGGTGGAGGAATACCTAAGAAACGAATGACAATTTTATATGGCCCCACAAATGTTGGAAAGTCTTATTTAGCATCTCAAATTGTTGTTAATGCTCAGAAGGCTGGAGGAACGGCTGCATGGATAGATACAGAACTATCATGGGATAGTAGTTGGTATGCTAAGTGTGGTGTGGATGTTAAGAATACGCTCGTATCACAGCCAGTAAATGGGGAAGAGGCTATGGATATGGTTAGAGAGTTAATGCAGGTAGGTGTTGATGTAATTGTATTAGACAGTATTGCTGGATTAGTGCCTACTACGGTTGTTGAAGAGGAGTTTTCGTACAATCCTATGGCATGGCAAGCACGATTTGTAAATTCTGTCTTACCTAAACTCCTGCCTAATTTGAAAAAAGGATCAGCATTTGTAGCCATTAATCAGGTTAGGAGTAGTATAGGCCCGGTAGCTTTAGATAATATGCCGGGAGGTTTAGCACAATCATTTTTTGCACACTTTCTATTACAAGTTCGTAGAAAAGGGTGGATTGAAAATAAAGATAAAGCTAAGG